GGAAATGTTGCGGCGGAACGCGACCGAAACGATAATATCCGTCCGAGCAAGAGCAGAAGTGCAGACAAGATTGATGGTGTTGTGGCAACCATCATGGCGTTGGGCCTGGCACTGGCGGAGGAGCAGGCAGGGGCAAGCGTGTACGAATCCGGAGGGAGTCTGTTCCTATGAGCGTGATCACAACCATCCGGCAGAGCGTCGCCCGCTGGATTGCACCGGAGGCCAGAGCATTGCCGCAGCAGGTGGCAGACGCCCTGACGGTGCGGAGTTCCTCGGGTGTGGCAGTGACTGAAGCAACTGCCCTGACAGCGTCGGCGGTGTTCGCGGCAATCCGTGTCATTGCGGAGACCGTGGCACAGGTGGATTGGGAGATCTACCAGAAGAGCGGCGAGGCGGAGATCGAGATCGACGATCACCCGCTGTATCGCCTTCTCGACGAGGAGCCCAACCCCGAGATGACGGCGTTCTCGTGGCGAATTGCGATGCTGACATCGTACTACCTGCATGGCAACATGCTGGCGGAGATCGAGAGGAACGGGGCGGGGCTGCCCGTCAATCTCTGGTGGATTCATCCCAGCAGGGTGCACGTGATGCGCGATCCCGGCCCGATGGGTCGGCTGTTCTATCGCGTGACCGATGCCGACGGACTCAATCCCGTGCGAGTGGAGTCGGCCAATATGTATCACGTCCCGTTGTTGGCGTCTGACGGCGTGACGGGGCGGGGGCTGATTCAGCGGGCGAGGAACTCGATTGGCTTGAGCCTCGGGATGGAAGAGTACAGCGGTTCGTCATTTGCCAATGGGGCACGGCCCGCAGGATTGCTCAAGCATCCCGGCAAATTGACGGCCGACGCCCGAAGCAACATCCGCAGTGAATGGGAAGCCCTTCATCGTGGGGCCGACAAGGCAGGGCGAACTGCTGTCTTGCAGGAGGGCATGGAATTCCAGCCCATGCAGATGTCCGCAGTAGACGCCCAGCTTTTGGAGCAGCGGCAATTCCAGATTTCCGAGATTGCCCGCTGGTTCAACATCCCGCCCCACCTGTTGCGGGATTTGTCGCGGGCGACGTTCGGGAACATCGAGCATCAGGGGATCGAGTACCAGACCTACACGATTCGGCCCCTCTGTCGTGCGATGGAACAAGAAGCCCAGCGTAAGCTGGTGTCGCGTGCCGAGCGTTCGACGATCCACACGGAGTTGGATCTGGACGACCTGCAATTGATCGACCGCAAGAGTAGGTTCGACGCTTACGCTGTTGCCCGGCAAAACGGGTGGATGTCCGCCAACGAGATCCGAGATGAGGAAGGCATGAATCCAATCGAGGGTGAAGAGGGCGATGCGTACCTCATCAACGGGAACATGATCCCGCTGGGGCTGGCGATGGCTGGCGGCGTCGCATCACTCAACGCGACACCTGCCCCGGTGGTCGGGGAGCCGAGCGTGGCAACGCCAGAGGAGGGGCGGGCTGTTGCTGTCGGAGAAACCGAGATGGCCGGCGCATTGGCGGCGATCCTCGAAGGCGAGTTGTCTCGGCTGCTGACGAAGGAGCGGAACGCGGCCACCCGTGCAGCAGGCAAGCCCAGCGAGTTCCTGCGGTGGCTGGATGATTTCTATGGCGATCACGCGGGCACACTGGAGGGAGCGATTGGCCCGACGGTGCGAGCAATCGCCCTTCACACTGGCCGAGCGATCGACCCCGGCGAGGTGGTCCGGCGTCACGTCGAGCAATCGCGACAAGCCCTCCTGACTGCGGCGGAGGTGTCAGTGGATCGGTTCGCCGAGTCCGTGGAATCTTGCGTGCGTTCGTGGGACTCAAGCCGGGCGGCGATGTTCGCCCAGGGGGTGCTTCGTGGCTGATCTTGAATACCGGGCGTGTGGCGAATTTGAGTTCCGTGCGGAGGGCGATTCCGTCAAGGTCGGCGGATACGCTGCCGTCTTCAACTCACTCTCTCAAGACCTTGGCGGCTTTCGTGAGGTGATTCGGCGCGGGGCATTCACCCACACGATTGCACAGGGGGCGGACGTTCGCTTTCTCATCAATCATGACGGGATGCCACTGGCCCGCACGAAGTCCGGCACACTGCGATTGGCAGAGGATGACCGGGGGCTGAGGATCGATGCCACCCTCGATCCGTCTGATCCCGACGTGCAGCGGCTGATTCCCAAGATGCGGCGGGGTGACCTGTCGCAAATGTCGTTTGGATTCCGGACGCTGAAAGACGCATGGCGGCAAGAGGGTGCCGAGCAGATCCGAGAACTGCACGCGGTCGATCTGTTCGACGTGAGCGCAGTTACCTATCCAGCTTATCAGGCGACCGACGTTGCCCTGCGGAGTCTGGCGGCGTCCCGTGCGGTGGAAATACCAGATGGCGACCCACTGGCCCTTTATTGGGCGAGGCTGGAACTGGAGCAGGTGCGAGCGGATGGCGTCAGCCTACGGCCGTCGGCTGGCATGGCATCGGCTGCACGCGAGGGCTTGCGGCTGCACGAGGACGGCAAGAGCGGCGACGGACTCAAGCCGGAGACCGTTTCGCGTGCTGGCAAGATCAGCCGTCGCGAGGTGCTCACATCGTCGCACGTGATCGAGATGAATGCTTGGTTTGCCCGCCATGCCAGCGACAAGAAGCCGGGTTGGGACAAGGCGGGAGAGGAGACCCCGGGATACGTTGCGTGGCAGTTGTGGGGCGGCAACGCGGCACGTGACTGGTCCGCCAGCAAGGCCAAGGCGCTGAAGTCGGATTGACACCCGCGAGCGTTTGGATACACTGAATTCGCGGCCCGTTGGCTGCGATCAATCTTCTACAGACTGGAGCGAGAGCCGTTGCTTTCGTGAGCGTCGATCATCACGTTTCCACGAAAGGAACAACTCATGGAACTCCAATCGCTGGCCGATCAGGCCCGGGAGTTGCGGTCGGCCAAAATGGCTGAGGCCGAAAAGATTCTGGTGGCTGCTGCCACTGGCGGCGAGGGTGGCAAGTCGCGGCCTTTGACCGACGACGAGACCCGTAAGTACGACTCGCTTATGGACGAGGCGGCGGGGGCTGCGAAAGAGCAGACCCGTTGCCAGCAACTGATCGACGAGAAGGCGGCGCTGTCCCTGACGACTGGTCGGAGGTCGGCCCCCTCGGCTGCGGTCGGTGCGATCGTCGAGCCACTGAAGCCCGTCGAGATCCGCACGCTGCGGCGAGCCAAGGCCCTGCGATCGTTCAAGGGTGCGGACGCCCAGCGTGATGCCTACACTGCTGGCCAATGGCTGCTGGCGACTGTCGGCGGGGATACTCGCGCGGCCCAATGGTGTGCTGACAACGGGATCGAAACCCGAGCCCTTGCGACCACGACGAACAGCCTCGGCGGCTACTCTGTGCCGGAGGTGCTGGAGTCGACGATCATCGATCTGCGGGAAGAGAGGGGCGTTGCCCGTCGATCCCTGCGGGTGATGCCGATGAGCACTGACAGCCACATCATCCCCAGGCGTGCGAGCGGACTCACTGCCTACTTCGTGGCGGAGAATGCCGAGATCACGGCGAGCGATAAGGGATGGGACGCGGTGCAGTTGGTGGCCCGGAAGTTGGCGGTTCTGTGCCGCTACTCCAGCGAGTTGAACGAAGACTCGATCCTGTCAATCGCGGACGATCTGGCGAGTGAAATTGCCTACTCGTTCGCCGACAAAGAGGACGAGTGCGCGTTCAACGGGGACGGCACTTCGACCTATGGCGGCATCGTCGGGTTGAAGGCTGGCACGGCGGCGGGATCGAAGGTCACTGCCGCGACTGGCAACACGGCATTCAGTACGCTGGACCTCGAGGATTTCGAGGGCATGGTTGGCAAGCTGCCGCAGTTCGCGGTGGCCGGAGCCCGCTGGTACGTCTCGCGGGTCGGCTGGGCGAACTCAATGCTGCGGCTGGCTGAAGCGGCTGGTGGCAACACGGTGGCCCAGGTGGCTGGCGGCGCTCCACTGCAATTCCTCGGGTTCCCCGTGGAAATCGTGCAGGTTATGAACTCCACGACCACGGCACAGACTTCGACCGATGGACTCGTCTACCTCGGCAACCTGCAACTCGCGGCCACGATGGGCACCCGTCGCGGAATCTCGATTCAGGTGGACGGAAGCCGGTATTTCGAATTCGATCAGTTGGCGATTCGGGGAACCGAGCGGTTCGACATCAATTACCATGAACGCGGTACGGCGTCTGTCGCTGGCCCGGTGATCATGCTTTCCACCCCCGGCAGCTAAGGAGCACGATCCATGAACCAATCGCAATTCAACAAGTTTGTGTCGATCACTCCCCCGGCTGCGATCGTTGACAACGCGAGCTACACGACCGCCAGCATTGACACCGCTGGATTCGAGTACCTCGAAGTCTTCGTGTTTCTGGGTGCCACTGATATTGCCATGACCGCCCTGAAGCTACAGGAGTCGGACACTGACGGCAGCTATGCCGACGTGACCGGCCTGATCTACGGCACGTCGGCGGGCATCGCGGGGACAACGGCGGCACTACCCATTGCCACCGACGACAACAAGTGCTTCAAGTTCGAAGTCGATCTGCGGGGACGCAAGCGCTACTTCGATCTCGTGGCCACTGCTGGCGACGGCGCGGCGGGTACGTTTCTGACGGCGTTCGCGCTCTTGTCGCGTGCGTCGGACCATCCGGTCTCGGCCAGTGAACGCGGATTTGGCAACATTGTCCGGGTGCCGTAATGAGGATTGAACTCCTGCAAAGATGGCAGGGATACAAGGCGGGAATCGTGATCACTCCACCTGACGGCGTGGCCAACACACTGATCAGGCGGAAGATTGCGAGACCCGCAAATGACGGCATGGAAACCGCAGTGGCACCGGCTGCTGCGGAGCGTGCTGTTCGCTTCTCTCGCAGGGGACGCTGACAATGTGGGACAGGGCCCGGCCGTTGGAGTCGATGCACCGCGTGAGGCACACATCGCGCGTATCTGTTGGCCCAACGGTCGAGCCTGTCAGCGTGGATGAGTTCAAACTGCATTCGCGAATTGACCACAACCACGAAGACGCGAAGATTCAAGGCTACCTGACAGCGGCCCGGGCACTGCTGGAGAAAGACACGCGACGAGACCTCTGCACTAAGACGCGGGTGCTGTATCTCGACTACCTCCCGTCGTGGATCGTTCTCGACGTGGCCCCAGTTCAATCTATCGTTTCGATCACCTATTACGACTCTCTGAACGTACAACAGACTCTCGCGGGTGCAACCTACGAGAGCGACATCTACGCCGAGCCCGCATTGATCCGGCCTGCATTCGGGCAGACCTGGCCGACGACATACGACCGACTGTCGGCCGTCGCGGTCACGTACACCAGCGGGTACGGTGCAGCGTCTGCGGTGCCAGAGGATTCCAAGCAGGCTATCCGGCTGCTGGCGGCCCATTGGTTGGAGAATGCGGAGGCGTCGATCACTGGCACAATTTCGAAGGAGATCGAGTTCTCATATTCGGCCCTCTGTGATCGTCTGCGGTGGGGGAACTACGCATGAAGGGCGGGAGCCTCTCCAATCGCGTGACCATCGAAAGGCTGTCTGCAACCATCAACGCGGCTGGGCAGATCGATGAGACCTCGGCCAGCAACTGGGTGATTTACGCCGAACGGTGGTGCCACGTGGCGACACGCGGTAGCCGTGAGTTCTTCCGGGGCGTCGAGGTGGCGGCAGACATCTCCCACCAGATCACGATGCGCGCCGACCCCGTCACGAAGTCGATCACGGTGAAACACAGGCTCGTTCTGGACTCTCGCATCCTTTCGATTTCCGGCCCTCCAATCAACGTGGACGAGGAGCAGGAGATGGTGCGGTTCGCGTGCGTGGAGGTGGCCACTGATGGCTAGGCCAGCACGGGCAGAGATGGCGCGGATGCGGCTGGAGAAATCTGCCCGCCTATCGGCCCAGATGAAGGCGGAAGTGATCAAACTGAGCGGCGACAAGCTGCTTCAGTTGACACTCGCCAACCTGGCAGACAAAAAGGTGAAGGCGGCGGTGCGATCCGGTCTG